CTAATGTTAAGCGGAAATCCGCCTCCACCTTTCGGAGAGTCCCTAATTAGGGACGTTCGAACGTGTAGATTGACTTACGAACGTAACTATCTGCATCGGGAAGCGGCCATAAAGGCCGGCCCGACTTGGTAAAGTCGAGCTTGGACGGCTCTTCAGCACTGCGTTGATATATGCAGTACAGAGGAGTAACCCAATCACCCGGATACAGCGAAGGCTCACGCCTAGCTGCGGAGCAGAAAGTGTCGAACGAAACCCCGCCATAGCCCTTTTCAAGGAGCCGTGGCGACACCCGAGGCGACCAAGGATGGCCAATTAAATGGCCGTCCCCATAGCCGTCCGGTCCGAAAAGCCTCAGAGATTCTGGGATTTTCTCCAGAACCTTCAGGGCTCTATCGGGTTCTCTATTGCGCATATAGAAATTGTGCAATAAGAAGAGGGTTTGGCCACTTACCAGGTGCTTTTGGTAATAAGGCCTAATGTCAATGCCTCTTAAGTAGTCGCCTCCGCAAGATTCGCGGAACGGCCCACTCCAAAACGACTTCTCCATATTCACGGAGAAGCCACAAAGAGTGAGCAGTTCTACGATATCTGCGTAATGCTCGGTCTTGCACACGATATCGTCACCATACACAGTTGTGCTGGCGTCGATGGACGTGCATAAAGCCCAAAAGATTAGACTCTCCAACGGGAATGTATAGCTATTTCCCATTGAAGAGAATTTCTCGAGGGTGACCGTAGTATCACCGTAGACAACCGCCCCCGTGCGGGTTGACGCTAGTATGTCAAACCACTCAGGAGGGAGCAAGAACCGGACAAGTTCTATGCAGACGGTGTCAGAGGCACTACTAAGATCGATGGTCGCAATAGACCCATCGATGGAGCCAATCCGCGCCCTGTTCATATTTATGGACTGGTCGCGAAGATTGATTCCAGCGCGATACATCCGTCTCTCTATCCATTGCAGTAGTCCTTGCTGAACTACAACGTTCAGCCCGGGCTTCTTTACAATGGTGCGAAGAGACTTCGCGCTCTTGAGGGCGAACTGTAAGTGCCCTGCTGATATTTCAACAGGAACACTCTCGCACAACCAGCCATCATCGTCTATGTAATACGACGCGAAGGCTGCTGTCCAGTGCGGTAACTCTCTGAGCACGCTTGGTAGGTGCCCCGAGTAGAACAGTTCGGCGCTACACGAGAAACCAGAAGCAAATTTTCTTTGCCAACTGGCTTCAGACTTTTTCGTCCGTACCGTAGCACCAGGTCCGTGACGCATTTGCAAGTCCGCCCATGAAGGCGGCGATCCCAGGACGCGGGCTATTTTCTGACGGGCGAGGAACATCCTCACAACGTCACGTGGCCGAAATGAAATCGAACCACGAGTCCACATCCGAAAAAGATCGTTTGTTTGCTTGCACATGCGCTCGCACTCCAGAAACTTTGACCACGCTTCTGCTTCCAAGTCGCGACCCAACGGCAAGACACTTAGCTTCTGGAAAAAGCCAAGAGCCTGCCTTAAGTTTAGCGCCTCGTTAACAGATACGCGATCATAGTCAAACTGGAAGTCCACCAACTCGCCCCACTTGCAATTACGAAGCAGGGTGAGAACAGAATGGCCATAAACTGGACATTCTGAAAGGTGGTCGCTGGCTAGTTCGCAGAGTAATGCGAGACTAGTGTCCAGCTCCCAACTGCTCGTCCAAAATTCTGGGCTTGCAGCGTCGGCCTGTTTTGGCTCTGAGGTAGTCTTCATAAGATTCTCCGAAGATCACCTTGACCGAGTAGAACGCCGGCTTCGTGGTTTTGAAGCTGAACGTTTTGGCCGTCTACTACAGGAGGTTTGTTAGACTCTCCAGTAGTTGGCGAACCATCTCGGTATCCCCTGATAAAGCGGAATACGACACGTACGCGATTAGAATAAACATCGCGCTGTGGTTCGTACCCTTCAGCAGGGAGGCCAAAATCTTCCAGAACGAGCGTGCCCCAAAAATCGAGGCAGCTCGTGTCAAGATCACCGAGTAATTCACAGACATGAAAGTACTCCTTCACTTTCTTCATGGTTCTCGCATCGCAAGGACTGCGAAGCTCCGGGGCAGGGATTGCGAAGATCGTTCTCACGGTCTCCTCAATGTACTCCCGATATGTTTCGCTATCTTCGTTGCCGACCACAAAGACGTGAGGCGGCACTTCACTACTGTATAACTCAAAAATGGTCATTGACATAGTATTCCCCTAAATGGGTGCTTCATCAACAAGACGAAGCATGGAAGGTCAGGAATCAGCGGTCTGAGCCTCAGTTAAGAGGCAGAGACCAACTGATCTACGACTTCAGGCGCGAAGCCAGTAGTCACTGGAGTGACGCTCGTTGTCACATTGCCCCCAATATTAAGGGCAAGTTGACGAACGAGACGTCGCTCAGCGATTGTGGATCGCTCTGAGAAGTAGCCGACATGTTGCTCAGTATTAGTATAAGCAACTTTGGGCACGGCGGTATAACCCGCCGCGTTTTGGCCGGACACAGACTCCATTACTGGAACTTCCGTGATACGTGCCACTCGATAGATACCATTCGCCAGCCGCTTCAACGAAGTTGTGAAGCGAATCTGAGCGTAGACCGGCACCGTCGCGATCGCTTCCCTCCAAACGGCTTGAATTTCGCCGGTTTTAGGGTCGACCGCGGCGCGAACCGGGATCAAGGTATGACTAGCGGGTGTACTTGCGCCATCAAAGGCGACAATGTTGGCTTGAGCCGACATTCTCTTACTCCAAGTGAGTTAAGGGATAGGGGATCCTACCCCTTGTCGTGCCCGAAGGCACTGATAAGGAGAGCGGCTGCACTGATCGCGCGTCTTACCGACGCAACGTCTTGCAGCTTAGCCATCTTCGGCACTGGGATGTTCCACGTCGTTCCAACAGTTCGTGTTACCACGAGCTGTTTGAAACGATAAGCTTCGAACCCAGAGATGGGCCGGATGCGTTTTGACGTCGGGTAGCAACCCCGAAGATCTGCAACATCCTTACGCGTCTTAACTAGCCACTTAAGGCCAGTGACGGCGTGAAGGCCCATAGTATTCAAGTACGTACTGACTGGAAGAAACCAGTCAACTACGAACGAGTACGGAAGTAAGTCCCAAGCCGCTGCTGCCGGGTTCATAACGCCCGGCAGATACGGCTCAGAGGAACTTGACTCGACGAAGGCAATCAGTTGACCTCTCGAAAAAGCGCCAGGTCCACCGTAGACTCTATTCGGTAAGTTAGCGTAGCCTTTAACTCTAAGGCGCGCAACATAACGTTTGAGCTGCGGGCGGTTGACGTAATCCGAGAGCTTCTGTGCCCCGTCGTAGATGTCCTTTATAAGAGGACGCCATCCGTACGAATACTCTAACCAGATCTGACTCAGGTCCTTAGGTACCCCTTTAACACCTACTAAGTCTGTAGGTGGTCCGCGGTACTTCAGAGTCCTGTTTGGCATCCCGAACATACGACGTAAAGTCCGAAAGTCCAGTCTGCGCAAAGCCATACCGCCGTAGGCAAGCCTACGAGCGGAATAGGCAATCATCTCACATGTCTTATGAAACTCGCCCATTGTAATTAGGACGTTGAAATCATTAGACATGACCTCTTCCTTAAGACGGCGAAAGAGCTCGAGGTCATGAGCTGGGGTCCACCCATAACTAGGTGAACCACTGCCCAAACCCGAATCTACGCTACTTGTGTTTCGTTGCCAGTTCTGATTTGGCGGAACGCCAACATCGTAATCGGCAACTGTAAGCACATTAAGGAAGGCTGTTAATTGACGTGAGTAGTAATGAGGGTCCTCGTCAGCACCTGCAACAAGGGGTTTCTTGCGATTTCCGCCAGAAACTAGATCCTTGAAGTAGGGTCCTACCAGGGCATCACCACGATCTGTGGTGATCTTTACTCGAGCGTCAACTAACATGTTGCGGTTGGTCACGAGATGTTTCCTTATCAAGATGGAGGCCCGGAAGGGCC